ATTCCATTGGCGTGATTGACAGATATGGGTCAAGCGGATGTGGTCGTCGAACCCAACAAACATCTTCTGGCTTGAGGGTTACCTTTGTTCCGTTGCGCATATCAACTTCATAGCCAGAAACAAATTTTCTGGGGTCTGGAATTGGTGCTGTGTGTTGTGGGGGGAGGAGATGGAGACCAATGATGCGACCATCACGTCCCCGAACTTTTTCTATGAAGGCACCCCTACTGCTCATGAGCAGTTGCGATGAAAGTCTGTATCTAAAGACGAACGAGTTTTCGCCCATGTTTGTTTTTGAGTTCAGTAGTTCAACAATTGTTTCGTCTGTTGTGACTATTTCTCCACGCTGATCATTGTCTTTGCGAAGCATGACTGGCAGGCGAGCCTGATTGCCGGCGATTGCATCAATACAGCGGAAAACCCATGTGACTTTTTGGATTCCCTCTCGGTATGCACGCTCGATATCCCAGCCATCCCGATACGGCTTTCCAGCACGACCAGCATCAAATGCGATTGGGGCACCAGCGTTCAAAATTGATTTTTCTTCAATTCCGCTACGGATGTCCTTATTGGCGAACCCACTATTCCATGCCATTATTCAGACCCCAACAAATATCCGAAAATTCCGCAAGTGACCCCTCCAACTATGAAGCCCGCTGGTGGGAAAATTAGAAATGAACCGACTGTCGTCCCACCAACAAATAAAACCATTAGACCATTTGCTGCGGATGAGCGGGTCAAGTACTTCCCGAGTTTTGATAATTTGTCCATCTAGACCGTCACCCTAGCAAAAGTAAGACTCAAACCATAGTACATTATTGGTGTTCACGAGATTGCGGAAACCATGACAGACTGGAAATCAATTTTAGAATACCTCCAGCCCAAAGAACCGTCATTCTGCCCTGAGCAACCTTCCATAACTCAAAAAGTGTTTTTGAGAACATACGCATTGGAAGCATTGTTCGGTGGTGCTGCCGGTGGAGGTAAATCTTCTGCGTTGTTGATGGCTGCGTTGCAATATGTCGATGTGCCTGGCTATTCGGCGATTCTTTTCCGCCGTACTTACGCAGACCTCGCCCTTCCGGGAGCGTTGATGGATCGTTTCAGGTCGTGGATTTCGCAATATGACGATGTCCACTGGAATGCAAACAGTTATGTTGCGACATTCCCATCTGGTGCACGTATTTCGTTTGGCTACTTGAACAATCAAAATGACTTTCTTCGTTATAAAGGTTCAGAATTTCAGTTCGTTGGCATGGATGAGGTGACGGAAATTCGTGAATCTGATTACAGGTATTTGTTCTCTCGGCTCCGCCGTCCTGCCAGTGGCGAACTTTCCAAAGTCCCCCTACGGATGAGGGCGGCGTCAAACCCAGCCCCCAACTGGGTGAGGCAACGGTTTATCGTTGAGGGCAAGCAAGAAAGTAGAATTTTTGTACCTTCCTTCCTTACTGATAACCCTGGAATTGATGCAGAGTCATATCGTCAGGCGCTTTCTGCTCTAGATCCGATTGAACGGCGAAGGCTTGAAATGGGTGACTGGTGGGCTACAACGCTCGGAACCCTATTTGACAGAGCCAATTTCCCGATAATTGATTACACGGAGTTGCCCCAGATGACCAGTTCCACACGGGTGGTCAGGTACTGGGATTTGGCTTCAACTGAGCCATCAAGCAGTAATCCTGACCCCGACTGGACGGTTGGGACGATGATGCTGTTTGATAATGGAATTGCTTATGTCTTGGATGTCCGTAAAATTCGGGCAAAAGCAGACAAAGTTGAGGCATTTATTGCAAGAACAGCGGAAGAAGATGGCAAAACAGTGGCGATTCGCATGGAACAGGAGCCTGGTTCTTCGGGCAAGGCTTTGGTTGACCAGTACGCCAGATATGTGGTTCCGGGCTGGGATTTGCAGGGGGTCAGGCCGACTGGTGACAAGGTGACGAGAGCAAGACCTTTCGCTGCCGCCGTAGCCAACGGTAATGTTCGACTGGTTAGGGGTCCGTGGATTACCGACTGGTTGGATGAGTTTTCCTCCTTTCCCGAGGCATCCAGCCATGACGACCAAGTTGACTCCGCTGTTGGGGCATTCGTATTTTTAACGGGATTGGGGTTGCCACAAAGGGGACGCGTCAGTATCATCGTCTAGCGAGTACCAATGTTGCCCGAAAGGGCAGAAAGGCTAGAAGATGAAAATCAAGAAAGTATCCAAGACGCAACTACGCAAAGCGTCAGAAAATAGCAGTGCTGTTATTGCAAATTGGTTGCGAACAAATCGCCTGAAGGCTGACTTGTCGCAGGCCCAACTTGCAGACCTTGCTGGAATTGACAGGAAGACTGTCAATCGTATTGAGAACGGTCATTTTTCTCCGAACATTGACACGATGACACGCGTCGCTGTAGTCTTGGGCAAGAAAACACCATCCATCCCACTACATATCTAGACCAAGCGAGGCAACTATGACTATTGAACCGTGGGAACAGTCTGACGCAACAGCGCCACTGACTGACTTCCGTCGGGCAATCATGGACTTGGGTGACCATGTGCGGAAAATTGCTGACAGCGACAACGAGAACGATGTTATTGATGTTCTCGTGTTGCTTCATGCAATCAAAGCGGAAATCGGATTTGTTTTTTCTGAGTACCAAACATTGGTGACAGACAAAATTCCAGATTCTTCTATGGTTCGTGCCTCGAACGGTCAGACGATTGAAAAGAAGATTGGCAATGACCGCCGTTCATGGGAACATGAAAAACTTACTAGCGAAGTTTTGCGTCGTCTAAACGAAATGTCTATTGACATGGATACCGGCGAGGTAGTCATGTCCTCACAGCAAATAGCACTCAAACTGCTTGACTATCTGCAACCTTCGTATTGGCGAGTTAAGGAACTGGCAAAACTCGGAATTAACGCAGACCAATACTGTGAACTTGGAGAACTCAAGAGCAGCATCATCATCAGAAAGGTTGATAAGTAATGAGTAACCTATACCAGCAACTTTCCGAGGCATTTCCTCAGGAAATGGAAAAGACCGTAAATAAGAGCGGTACGGTTTTGACATATGTGCCAGTTAGCGAAATCATTAATCGACTAAACAAAGTTCTCGGTGTTGATAAGTGGTCATTCACCATCGTCCGTTGCGAGCGTGATGCAAACGACCCAGACTTTGTCGTTGCACATGTCCGCATTGACTGGTACCAAACCGAGTCCGCCTGCGTGTCTCGTGATGGTTTCGGTGGACAGAAAATCAAGCGCAAGAAGGATGGAACCATTATTGATCTTGGTGACGAGTTCAAGGGCGCCATCTCTGATGCATTGAAGAAGTCAGCACAAACACTCGGTGTCGGTTTGTACCTTGCCAGAAGCGAGGATGCAATGGAAATTGAGCAGGCTATTGAGGCAAGCGCCCAAGCACAAAAAGAAACTGGGTCGCCAAAGTATTTCCAAGTAAAGGAAATGTTTGATGGTTTGAGCGAGGAAAAGAAACGAGACGTCAAAAAGTTCTGGTCCGATTACAGCGGTGGAACATCAAAGCCGTTGTCCAAAATGGTTGACGATGAACTTGATGTAATTCTGTCTGAAATAGTCCGATTGCAGTTTGACGGAGCAACCCGCATTGACCCAGCGAATGGTGCAGGCACGGACGAAAAAGCAAACGACGACTGACGTGCTGACTGCTCCGGATTACCTATCGCCTAGTTCTATTTCAACATTTCATCAATGCCCACTGAAGTACAAGTACTCACGGATTGACGGGATAAAGGAGCCGCCGACAGAAGCGACGCTTATGGGCACATTTGTCCACGAAGTATTGGAGGGTTTTTATTCACTTGCTCCGAGTGATAGAACCGTCCACTCCGCCAGAACGCTTGCGTCATCGGCATGGCAGAACTACGAGAAGGATGCATCAATAGTTCTTCGTGGCAATGTTGATTCCATCAGGGCTATGCGGTGGAGGGCATGGTGGTGTATTGAGAAGTTGATGGCGATGGAAGATGTCGCCGAGGTTCATTTTGATGGGATTGAAACTGAACTAAACGCCGAAATTGATGGAGTCAAAATCAAGGGTTTTGTTGACCGCTGGCATTTTGATGGGGATTCGATTGTCATTGGGGATTATAAAACTGGGAAAGTTCCCCGAGAACCGTACAGAGATGACAAGTTTGACCAATTGTTGATTTACGGAATTATTTTGAGTGAATCAATGGGTAAGGAGTTGAAGTCCGTTGAACTTCTGTACATAGGGCATGGTCAGAAACTTTCCAAAACCCCAACCGGCGAAGATATCGCAAGAGTTAAAAAAATGATTGTTGATACACGGGCAGAGATTGACAAACGGTGCCAAACGGAGGTATTTGAGGCTCGTCCGAGTATGCTGTGCAACTGGTGTTATTTTAAAAAAACATGTCCTGAGTGGAGTTAGTTAAAAAATGAATGATGATGCATTTGCGCGTTTGGTCGCTGATGAGGTCAAAAACAAAGCAACCGGTGAGGAAGTTGCCTATCTGTTGTTGCCAGAGAACTGGTCTAGGTGGCAACGTGCGCTTAAATCACTTATTGACAATCTGAACTCGCAGCGAAATTCCATTATTGAAAGCGAACGCTCAGCAATCAATAAATACAAGCACCTTGGAGATGAGGGCGTTGTCATCATTTCTGAACTGAACGCAAACTTTGAAGATCGCCGCAGGAAGATTGAGCGCTTTACTTTCTTCGTTGAGCAAAAATACGATGAAGTAACCCGAAAGATTGCCACAAATACTGAAGAGATTGATAAGCGTGTCGGTATGGTCGGTTTCTATCGCCGAGCAATAGAGAAGCATCGAGAGTTGATGAAAGAGTACGAACTTGACTCAACGGACATTGATGATGCTCTTTGGGCTGCGCTTGATGGACGCTGGGAATTTGACGACATTACAGAAGAAAGCGCATACGAATCCCTAGACAGGGACTAATGTTTCTTCGTGACACGTCAACGACTATTCCTTGACATTTCATGTGTTGATGCGGCAAGGCAACGGATTCGCCATGTTTACGACACATTTGACACTGTTTGTGTTCAGTTTTCTGGCGGTAAAGATTCGACTGCCATTCTTTATCTGGCGAAAGAAGTTCACGAAGAACGAAATCTGGGTCCTGTAAAAGTTATTTTTCGTGACGAAGAGATGGTCAGTCCGTCGGTTGTTCGTTTCGTTGAGAAGGTAAAGAATTATGACTGGGTTGATATGGAGTGGTATTGCCTTCCGTCCGGTCAGGAGGTGTGGGTTCTTGGTCGCCGTGAGTACGCGATGCTCTGGTCTCAGGCACGGAAAGAAGACGGTCGGCTAGTAAGAGATATGCCCGAGTGGGCTATCAGGGCTGAGCATTTCGGTTTGGATCCAGCAAAACCCTCGCCAAAACTTGTTGACCATTACACGATGCAGGGGAAGAAGGGGAGGACGGCGTTTATTACTGGTGTGCGCGCCAATGAGTCAATGGTTCGCTACAGGTCGTGTGTTCAAAAGTTGCATGAGAACTATATAGTCGCACCGTTCATGATGCCGAAATCAATTCCCCTGAGGTTTGCAAAAGTTATTTACGACTGGACAACCGAAGATGTTATGAAGTTTCTGATTCACGAACATAACGCCGAGTACTGCGAATACTACGACCTTGCCGAAATGACTGGAAGTAATTCTCGTGTTGGCATTCCACTTCACTCTGTCGCTATTAGGAGGATTGGGGATGTTGTCGCCACGGAGCCAGAATTTTACGATGACCTTGTCAGGTGTTTCCCGCAAATTGATGCGCAGAGGAGATATTGGAAGTATTTTGACATTGAGAGTTTGATTGCGAACTATGCGTCAAACGGATGGGACGGAGTGCGTGATTGCATTGAAGATAACATGTTGACTCCGGGGCTGAAGCAGGATGCTATGAAGTTTGCTTCTGATTTTAGGAAGAAGCGCGCAGTTGACCCGTTTGGTTTTCCGCTTGAGTATTTGATTCGAACACTTTTGTTGAATGAGTTTCATCAATCAACCCCTACGCCAGTAGGTCCGAAAACAAGGGCACACACAATGAGAATGAAGGCAATTGAGTCTGGGGAGGACTATTAGTGAATGTCGTAACTGTTCCGCTTAGTTCGTTGAGGGCACCGAGTTGGGGGTCAACATATCTTCTTCGTCCTGACAAAACGCTTCTTCGTATATCGCTCGTTGAATCTGGGTGGTTACAACCTTTGGTTGTGCGACTTGATGACCAGACAATAATTGATGGAACGAAAAGGTGGGATATTGCCTGCTCGGACGACAAGTTTTTGTCCAAGTTTGGTTCCGATGTCCCCGTTGTTTACCATGATGTTGACGAGATTGATGCGATGATTCTTCATGTGCGCCTGAATAGGGCTAGGGGGAATGTTCACCCGGTCGGTCTTAGCGCAATCATGAAGAAGATTGTTTACTCAGGGAAATACGACGATAAAGATTTGTCAAATATCTTCGTAATGGGTGATGACGAGGTTGACCTTTTGCTTTCAAGCGGTTTGCTCAAGAATAAGAACTGGGCAAAGTATGAGTATTCCCGAGCATGGGTTCCGATTGAGGTTCCGAAGGGGGCTGATGCTGGAACATCGTTTATAGAGCGACCACCTAATCCCGATAGGTAGTTTTAGACCCACTTTCTTGAAATGTGGTAAAGTCGTTGTAGTTTCTTTTCAGGGGTGAGTATGCCACGACCGCGTTTCACGGAAGATATTGAATTCCGCACAGATGTCAATACGGCTGGTGATGTAATTCGTCGTGCCCGGTTTGTTGCGCGTCCTAGGCGTGTTGGCGGAAGGACTGTTCCTGGAAATGCGCGATACTACCGCCGACGACAGCAGGAACTGTTGGCTGGCCGTCGTGCCGCCCAACGAGCAGCAAGGGGTGCAAGACGGACACGTGCGACTGCACAAAGGGCTGGGCGTCGCGCTGGTAATCCTCGTGCCGCTGGTGGTGGTCGTCGCACTGTTACGCCTCGTGGTCGGGGTGGTGTGCGTGGAGCGCTGGCTCGTGTTGCTCGGGGTATTGCCAACCGTCTTGAGAGACGCCGTACCCGCCGTCGTTGATCGGGAGGTGAACCGTGCTGGTTACGGTTTCTGAGTTACAAAAATATATGGACATCCGGTTTTCAAGCCGTCAGGAAGAGGCTGCCGAGTATGTCATAGAAGGCTTGCAAAGTGAGTTAGAGGCATATTTGCGTCGACCAGTTGAAGTTAACAACTATGTCGAAACATATGTGATGGACAACAATCATGTTGGTGTTCCAATGTCATCTTTCCTTTACAACTATGACGATGTCGGAACGCATGAAATGATGAATGTTGCCCAACCGCCAGTGACTGTTTATTTGGACAACTCTCCAGTTGCATCTGTTAACTCGGTTAAAATTGTGCACCCGAACGATGCAACCGAAATAACACAGGTTGAAGGTCGTGACTACATTGTCCGTAAATACGGGATTGATTTGTATACCGCTTTTTCGAACGACAAAGTTATTGTTGATTATGAGGCTGGTCTTGATGGGGAAAACATCAAGATGTTCAAGTTGATGATTCTGCGTGCTGGGACACGAGAGATGCAAAATATGCATGACGATGTTGTCGGAGTGAAAGACCTTGAAACACGAAATGTTGCTCCACTTGAAACGGGATTTTTGGAAAAAGAACTTCTCGCAGTTAAGCGGTGGCGTCGAAACAGAATAGCCTGACATGACTGTTGAAGTGCGTGTACGAGTTTTTGCTGAAGCGGCTATCCGGCGTATGCGCGATATGGAGCGCAGGTCTAAGGATTTCAGACCAGTTCTCAGATGGGCGAAGCGTGAAATTGAAAAAGCAAACGCCCGAAACTTTGCTGCCAGCGGACTTCCTGTTGGTGGGTGGGCACCGCTTGATGCAAGGTACGCAGCGTGGAAAGCAACAAACTTTCCTGGACGCCCAATCATGGAAGTGAACGGCAGGTTGGCGGACAGTCTTACGAGGCTGGATGGTCCGGTGAACAAAATACGGTTGAAGTCGGCAGAGTTTGGCACCGATGTGGAATACGCAAAGTTTCATCAGTACGGAACAAGCAGGATGCCGAAGCGTCAAATTGTTTATGAGCCAAAGGGTTTTGCGAGGACATTGGCAGAGCACACTGGCGAGTATGTTGTTTATGGGCGGTTCCGATGACAGAGTTAATGCAGGGCGCACAATTCGCCAAAGCGTATGTAAATAATTACCTAAACGCTGACTTACCGTCTCGTTTAGTTAAGTATCGCAGCGGGTGGAATCTTGACGACCGTGAACTGCCGAATCCAGAACTTTTCCTCACATACGAGCCGATTGCTTTGGATCACTGGCCGACGGTAATAACTGTCGCTATTTCAACGAATCGCTTTGAGAGGTTGATGCTTGGCGCGGAGGGCGACCCCCTTTACAGAGTTAATTACAACATGAGGACATATATCTGGACGAAAACAGAGGGTTCAGAAGAAGTGACCCTTATGCGAGACAGATTGACAACCGTACTTCGTTCGGCATTGCTTGACAGACCCTCTCTTAATCGTCATGACGCGACATATGGATGTGATGCCCAGATTGATGAAGAAAGTCTCACCGAAGAATTTTCCGACTTGACCCTAATCAAGGGCGACCGCGTCTTGGCGGGAGCATATTTAGGGTATGATTTAATGTTGACAGAAGTTATTTATAGAGACCAAGTTGGTAGTCTCTCGGAAATCAGTACAGAAGTATATAACCTTCGTGGAGAGTAGTTTCAGATGCGTGTTATAACGGATAAAACATTTGGTGGTGAAGACGGGATGGTTCGTATTTGGAACCAGACTGCTGGCCTCGTACAAGTTACGCCAGATGGTCATCTGTTGGGCGCCCATCAGTCTGCTTGGGTTGACGACAATGAGACTGTTCAGCACCTGATTGAAATCAACCATGTCGTAGTTACTGCTGGGACATCAAAGAAAACCGCAAAAAAAAATACAAAAGCCAAAGCAAAGCCGATAGACCAGCCCCAGAAAGATACCTCAGAGGTTCTTCCTGTTGTCCTGGAGCAAGACCCTGAGGTAACTCAGGTTAATGAAACACAGCAAGAAACAGCAACAACTGATAATACTGCAATACTTGACAGTTTTGTTTTGGATAGTTCGCCTATCGCAGACAATACTGAAAGTGTTTCAGTCGAGAACATCTAACTAATGTATACTCGCTGTAAGCAATATTTCCTGAGTTGCATCAAGACGACGGAGGATGCCGGATGCCCGGAGTAACAATTTCCACAGCAGTTCGCACAGGTGCGGTTAATACAGGTGTGGCGCCAGCCGCTACCTTCTTCGTCGTCGGTGAGACGACACGAGGAATCGACACTGAAGCAGTTCTCGTTACATCACTTGAGGATTACGAGACCAAGTTTGGCGCTCATACCACTGGTCAATACACCTGGTACTCACTCCGAACATTCTTTGAAGAGGGCGGTGTCAACGCCTATGTTGGCCGCGCAACAGCAAGCGATGCGGTTGCTGCAAGTGCAGCCCTTCTTGACAGCACATCTGGTGCTGGTCTGACGTTGACAGCGGTCGGCGATGGATCATGGGGAAATGACCTCGAAGCCGTCGTTACTGTTGACGGTTCTGAGTTCACACTAACTGTCTCATACGAAGGTAGTGAAATTTTCTCTGGCACATACACAAGTCTTTCGGGTGCGCTTACGGGAATCAACTTCTCAAGCGGTGCAGCAAACTATTTCACCGCTGCTTACACGGTTGGTGCAGACCCGACTGAAACACTTGAAGCAAATGCTGGCGAGGCGTTCACATCTGGCGACAACGGAACAATTGCGAAGTCGGACTTTGTTTCTGCTCTTGATTTGTTCAGCGCCGAACTTGGCTCTGGCTGTGTTGCGGCACCTGGTGTCGTGACTGGTTCGTCGGACGACTCTGTGTACACGGGATTGCGTGAGCACGCAGTGGCAATGAACCGAATTGCGCTTTGCAGTTTCTCAACTGGGACATCGCTTTCTGGCGCACGTTCCGCTTCGGAGGCATACACCGGAACAGAGGGTCATGAGCACATGGCTTTCTATCACCCGTGGGTAGTGATTCCTTCTGGAACTGTTACCGTCAGCATTCCGCCCGAGGGCTATGTCGCTGGCGCACGTTCGCGCTCGCACAACCAAGTTGGTCCGTGGCGAGCATTCGCTGGCGTGAACTCTGAGGCTCAGTTTGTCTCTGGTCTCGACATGTCTGTCAGCCGATCCGAGGGAGACCTCATGGAGGCAGCACGTGTCAATCCGCTCCGTGTAATCAACGGACGCGTTCGTATCTACGGCGCACGGTCACATTCAACTGTCACCGAGCAGTGGCGTTTCATCACTGCACGAGACACAATCAACTACATTGTTGTTGAGGCTGAGAAGCGTCTTGAGGATCTCGTGTTCTCCACAATTGACGGACGTCAAACACTGTTTGCAAACATCATCAATGCTTGCCAAGCAGTTCTTGAGCCGGTTCGCATCAACGGTGGATTGTACGAGGGCTTTACCGCCGATGGTCGCCGAATTGACTACGGATACACGGTCAAGTGTGATTCTTCAATCAACCCGCTTTCGCAACTTGAGGCTGGCACGGTGAGGTGCCGTGTTGGTGTACGAGTTTCGAGCGTCGGTGACAAGATTGAAGTTGAACTCATCAAGTCAAACCTCACAACAGCATTGGCATAACGGAGGAAGTAAATGGCACGCCCAGTTCTTTTTAAGAACCTCGCTACACAGCGTCAGGTTGTCGCAAAGATTACACCGAGCAACGCTGGTGGTGACCTTCCGACGTTCCCCGACTACTTCACACAGGTGAGTGGTGGTGAAATCACAGCCGCTGTTGAAAAGGTTTACCACGGTGGCGACATTTTCCCAGAGACCCTGTGCGCTCCTTCGGAAATTGGTGACGTAACACTTACTGGCTACCTGTCCGCAGATGCCGATTTCTTGAGCCGTCTCCAGCAGTTGCGCCAGATGGTCGGTCGTGTCCGCTACAACATTGATGTCCATGTGTTTGACTGCGATATTGCTGTTCCTGGCGCTGACCGCTCTTACACGAATGCGCTTCTGGTTGGTTTGACAGAGCCCGACGGTGATGCCACCTCGGGAACCCCTGCAACCTTTGCGATGACTTTCAGCATCTCAACGGTTTCGGTGGCTCGTAACCCGCTCGCCGCTGGCTGATAAACCCCCTTTCGGGGTTCCATTTTTGATGGCATGGCTGTGTTAGTGTTGCCCGCATGAGCAACGACTTTACTTTCACAAGCGGAAATAATGCTGATGCCGAGGCTGCGGATAGCAATGTCCTGAATCAGTTGAAGGCGGTTATTCAGAAGACCACGAAGCGTGAGGATATCTTCATTCAGGTTCCTGAGCGTGACGGTGTTCTTGTCCGGGTTTCACCGAATATCACGCAGAACCAGTTGCGTGCATGGCGTCGTAACGCTGGAGATGACACGAAGAAGGGTTTGGATACCCTGAAGTTTTCGTGCAACGTTATTGCTGCCACGTGCACTGGCATCATGATTAACGATGAGATTGTCACCAACGACATGGGTGTTGAGGTGACTTTTGCTTCTCAGGAAATCATGCAGATGACTGGTACTTCGCGTCCGCACCCAGATTGTGTTCAAGCATTTTTTGGTTTGGAGCCACACATTGAGGCGGCGGCTGTCGCCATCATTGAGGCTTCTGGATATGGTGACGCAGTTGAGGCTGTGGACCCTACGAAGAGGTCTTCGGAGAACTAGTCAGCGACGACCGCATCAAAATTGCGGCTCGGCTCGGAGACCTCTTTCATTGCGACCCGATTAAGTTGCTTGACTGTGATATTGATGAATGGCTGATTCGCCTTGCCTGTGCTAAAGTTATAGAGCAGGATAGAGAAAAACAGGAAGCAGAAGCAAAGCGTCAATCCAAACGCTGATTCCGCTGGAGCGCTCAATATCCGTCTAATCAACGGAGATATGTATGGCACGAGAGCGCGTAGTTATCAATATCGAGGTCAACTCGGATATTGCGACGATTGAGGCTACCCGTGCGGCTTTGGAGCGTCTTACTAAACAAAACCGTGACCTTAACGACGAGTATGACCGTCATAAGAAACGCATCACGGAAGTAACTAAAGAGAACAAGCGCCTTAACCGTGATAGTGACATGGTTGGCAATTCGTTGCGCAATCTTGGTAAGCATACGGCGACATCCAGTAGGCGGTTTGCCGGTTTGCGTAAGTCTGTTTTGAGTTTGCGTAAGGATATTGGAACACTAATTAGCGCTTTTGGTGGAATGATTGGGGTTGTAAACAAACTTTCTTTGATTGAGATTCCTCTTCTCGCTCTCGGCATGGCTGGCATAACGTCCTTGTTTAAGAGTGGTACAGGGTTTGTGAACCTTTATAGAGCGGCGATGAGTTCGCTTGCGTACACCGCTGCTGGCGTCGGTGTTGCTGTCACCACGGTTATATCTGCATTGCGTGAGTTCCAGTCAGTTCAATTTGCGCCAATGTACGTGGATGGTGCGATAAATACCGAGGATCGTTTTGCTGCTGCGTCTGGGGCGATGCGAATGTTTGTTGATAATACGAGACTTGCTGTTGTTGGGTCCGAGTCGCTTCAGAAGGCTTTCGGTACTTTGAGTAAACAGAAGCCAGTGACTGGTGGAACTGTTGCTGCGTTTGAGGGCTTGATGAATATTGTCGCCGGTAGCGGTGGGGATATTGGGAAGGGAAGCGAGAAACTTGCAACATTTTTGGCGCAGGTTCAAAAGGGTGGACTCGGGAGTGCCGCTTCAGCAGCCAAAGACCTTGGTCCTGACTTTGAGAAAATCATTAAAGAAGCGCAAGCGCTTGGTTTAAAGACATCTGACGAGTTTTTTAAGGCGGCTGCTGACGGTGCTCTTGGTGAGACTTTTCAGAAGAAATATGCGGGCCAGTTGGATGCTCTTAACGACACCCTGATTGGTCGTTTTAAGACTGCTTTACAGAGCACAAAAAATCTTTTGGGCGATATTGGTGACCAGTTTCTGCAGCCTACTGGTGAAGCGGTAATCAAGATTCAGAGGATTATTGAGCGGACGATACTGCAACTTACTCCCATGTTGCGTCAGTTCGGAACCGACACATTTTTGGGTGATGTCGTTAATCTGATTGACAAGGTATCTGTCAAGTTTGTTGGTTTGATGAATAAATATCTTGGTACCACTCCAGGTTTGTTTGAAAAACTTGGCGAATACATGGATGCGATTGGTAAAAGGTTTGAGAAGGTTCAGGATTGGGCTCGACAGTTTGTTGATGCTGGTCAGTTAATTACAGACAATTTTATTAAACCGATTTTTGAAGGTTTGATGGACAAGTTTGGTGGAGGAATGAATGTTCTCGCTAGTTTGGTTGAGGCTAATGCGCCGTTGCTGAGGTCTCTCGCTGACAGCATTGTTGATGTTATTGCTGCAATTGGTGAGTACGGGAACATGCTTAAAGAGGCGTTTATTGCGGTCATTCCGCTTCTCAATGTTTTCTTGAAGGTCACTGAAAAGATTTTTTCTATTTGGACGAAAATAAGTAAAGGTTTGTTGAGTGTTTTCGGTGGTATCGGTGGTGGTATCGGTAAGGCTCTTGCTGCTGTTCCTGTTCTATATGGCTCACTTATTCTTTTCAGTCGTTTTTTCAAAGTTTTTGGCGGAATGTTCGGGAAAGATATGAGCATTAAGGCGAACAATGTTTTCGTCAACGGTAGAGGTATTGGTGGTGGGCCGATGGGTGGACCTATGGGTGGCCCAGGCGGAAGGCCTATGGGTGGACCTGGGATACGAGGTCGAATGGGGTACTCATACAACCTTGCACGTAACAGTGGTGTGGGGATAGCGAGGTCTGCTCAGGCGGGTTTGCGATCTGGTTACGCTGGCGTAAAAGGTCTTGGTGGTTCTGGGGCATTCAACCAGTTGTACGGCTTGGGGAATATGGGTTTGATGCTCGGTGGAACTGCCTTGATGGGTGCTGGTCAAAAAATGGGTGGGACATCAACTGCTGGTGGAGCAGCGCTCACTGGTTTGGGTGCGGCAGCAAATCTTGGCGCAGCGGGTTCAATGCTTGGTTTGGGGGAATTGACATTTGGTACTGGAAGTGCAGTCGGTACCGGCGCAATTCTTGGTGGCGCTGCCGCTATCGGCGGAGGTTATGCGGCTGGCTCGTATATTGGTTCTAAATTCACAGATGATTCCGTTAGGTCGCGCGCAATGTCAGCAGCGACATCAGCGGCAGTTGGCGCTGCAATCGGAAGTGTTGTTCCTGGAATCGGAACTGCGGTTGGTGCTGGATTGGGTGCTGTTGTCGGTGGTGCTGTTGGGTATTGGAAGGCTGGCGCGGCGCGTAGAGATGCACGCAAAGCAGCAAAAGGCGTCATGGACAACTTTTTCATGGAAACAGAAGACGCATTCGCGGCTGGAGATGTTGAGAAACTGAAGGCCCAACTTGAAGGATTGAACGCCGAAATCGCCAAAGCAGCAACTGGCGATATTGACTACTACAACAAAAAGATTGACGAGCAACGCAAAAAGATTGACGAAACAGCAAAACAGATTGATAACTATTCAAGGAACGCTGATCTTGCTGAAAGAATGTTTGGGAAGAGCACCGATGCGTTGAACAAACTAGCCGAAGAAGCCGGCATCAATGTGCGCGACAAGGTTCTTAATTTCACTGAAATGCTGAAACTTGTTGGGAAAACTTCCGAGGAGCAGACTCGACTGGTTAAGCAATTTTGGGGAACTCTCGGCGGTCAGGCTCTTGGTGGTGCGCTCGGAAAACTTGACAAAATCAGGGAGCGTCGAGATACACAAAACGCTCTGGATGCTTCACAGGCGTCGCTTTTGGGTGGAAATGTTTCTGGCGAGAATCTTCTTTCTTTCGTTGAAAATCAAATCAAGTTCTCTACGGCGGAGTACGGAGAATTGGGTGGTTTGGCTAATGCCTATGAATCAATCATTGCTGGTTTGTCTGGTGAAACCTTGGGCAAACTTGATGATAAAACAAAAGAAAAGTTGATGGCGCTTGCCAACGACATACTCGACCCAACAGCGTTGGTCAAATCAATGGATCAGGAAATGCTTGCGACAATGGTCGGCGGTGCGAGTGCGCTTGCTGGTATGTCTTCGTCAGACATACTTTCTTTGGTTAATCAAAAGATGAAGACAGATCCGAACTTCCTTGCGAATTTCGGCGCATATCAAAGTCGAAATAACATGACTCAAATGAATGCAATGATTACTGGTCAGGGTGGCATTGTTGGCGCTTCGTCTCCGTATGGTTTTATGCCTCAGATTACGGTGAATGTCAATGCTCCGGTAATTGACCCAGAAGTTGTTCGTCAGATTCGCCTAGAACTTGAAGCATCGTTGCGCACGGCAAGGGAAAAGGGTGGCACCTTCACTGGTGGTGCAGGGACGTTTAGGCGTTAATTATGGCTACTACTGTAACTGCGTGGGTCCGCATAAACCCTGCCCTGACAAATGCTTCAGCATTAACACAAAATGATTCAGTGCAGAATGTTGTCCCACTTATTATTCGTCTTCTTCCAGCAACACCAGACCAAATTGCAGAAGATTTCCAACTTCCATACAACCCGTTGCAGGTTACTTACGGTGATCTATCTGATGAGGTTACGCAAATTGCGCGACCTGGAACTACACCGATTATTGCTTTCAAGTCACATCGGTTGATGACTGTTGACTTTTCGTTCATAGTTGCGCAACCAGGCGACGGGCTTGCCACGAGTGTTGATAGTTCTTTGCAGAATTTGCGTAAATTTGCTGCGAGCAGTAATAGGGTTATTTCTTTACTCAATTTTGATTCGTTGACAAACACGCCTTTTGTTTTCCGTAATTCCACTCAGGAACGTCTTACTGATGGACTGTTTTTCAATATTGTTTCTCTTGAAATTCAGAGTGTCAGAAGGAACAAAAACAATGAGATAACTCAGGCGAATGTCAACATTAGTCTCGTTGAAAATAGGAATCCGCTGATTAATGTTGCGTTCATTCCGCCACTGAAGTACACAAAAAAACCAGGAAAATGTTCTAATAAAAAGTATCGGCGGAATAATCCGGGGAAATGCCCCAAGAAGACCGAGAAGGTTACCTCTCCTTCGCAGTCTGAATTGTCAAGAGCGACGGCTGCAAATAATGCCTATGCGCAAAAAGATGGATTTACGCGATGCTTCTTTAACGCAGATGGATCAATGGTCTGTTCCTGATGATTACTTCCGATGTTCTTTCGATACAAAACCACGATACTTTGCAGAAAGTGGAATTTGCACAAGCGGTGACTGAATTGCGTGTAAATTATGACATCAATGGGTGTTCGCAGTTAACCGTGAACGTTGCTGATTACAAAATGCGAATGTGGGATAACAACTATTTCCAAGTGAGCACACCAGTTTTGTTTAAGGGTGAACGATTTCGCATAGCATCAACCGAAATTTCGCAGGCTGATGGTGAATATGTAAATGTTAAACTGGAAATTCGCACTGAGGCTGTGCAAAAAATGAAAGAAGACAAGACGCCACAGTCCTACAGATCGTCAACTGGTTTTGAATTTGCAAGAAAGGTGGCAAACAAGTTTGGACTTGAGCCGATAATTCAGGAGGTCGCTGGTGTAAAACAGGCGACAATCAAAGTAAAAGAAAAAAACAATAAAGAGTCTGTTTGGGATGTCCTGCAAAGATCAGCGCAAGATATCCAATTCATGTGCTTCGTTGCGGATGGAAGATTGTTTTATGCGTCACCGCAGTGGCTTCTTGGAAGATGGGGGTTGGAGTCAACGCCTGGTGCGACATTCGAGGTGTATAGGGGTAAAACAGAAAAACGCACCCTTCTGTATGTTCCTTTGATTTACCCCGCAGACCCCAAGTTGAACTATTTCTTGTTGCAAATGCCCAATATGCGAAGGTCTGAAGACTCACCGAAGGAGTCGGAGGGGACGGCGCAATTGTGGGCTGGTGACCGCTACGAGGAGGGAATTGGAAGCGCCTACAATCTTCGTGCCGGAATGACGGTTGTTGTGTATGGGATTAGTGGATTCAATCAAGCATATTTAGTCACCTCAGTTGATTACCAGTATGGTGTTTCGGAACCCGTCGAAGTTGCTTTTGCTACTGTGTCCAAGTTGGCTCCTGCCGATAAAGCAAAAATTGACGAAAAGGTTTCTGAGGTAACTGTAATCTCGGGTACTGGAGGATGATGTGGTTGTAAATTTGAACGACGGTTTTGAAAACTTTCAGCGTGCAGATTCGCTTCAGAGAATTGACATTGATTTTTCGTCCATACACATCGGCGTCGTCACCGCTGTTAGGTCAGCCACGAACACCGTTTTTGTGAAGATTCCAGCAATCAATGAGAATGCCGAACTGGGTCCCTTCAAGTGCCTTCAACCTTTTACAAATGTTGTTGAAACACCCGTCAAGCAGACATTGACGACAACATCTGGCTCTGACCCTGACGGTGGAACCTTTCTTACGAGTGCAAGTTTGAGTTCCACCACAACAGACATTCAGGGTGTCTACGGTACTCTTAATTTGCCAAGTGTGGGCAACCGTGTTTTGGTCGTATTAATGAATAACTCGTTTGATGAAGGTGCGGTGATTGGAAAACTATGAACACACTAAGACTCCCCATCCGTTTTAAGACAAATTATTCAATGGAAACTATTGCGGATAATACTGACGAGTACTACGCAGTCCTATTGGCAGACTCTCTCCGCATTGAGCCTGGCGAACTTCCAATCAGCACATCTTTTGGCGTTCTGGACCCATCATTTGAATACCAAACGCCCCTAAAGGCGGTGCAAAATGCCGCCCGCCATATCCCAGAAATTTCTATAACAAATGTTTCGTCTAAACTGGATAATACGGGAAAAATCCTGCTCAAAGTTGATTTTACGATTAAGGAATCCTGATGGCTTCACCAGATTTTTCAAACTACATTGACCTAACACTCTTTGATACGACGGCGAACACTATCTACAATGACGCCGTTGAGTATGCAAAGACATCTTTTCCAGAGTTTTCCCCACGTGTCGGAACAGTTGAAAATGCGATTCTTGAGGCTTTTGCTCACGCGTCGTTTAATTTGACCTCCACCATCAATCGTCTACCCGATGGATTGATGGAGGGGTTGCTCAAACTTATGGGCTTTTCTAGAATTGAAGCAACACCGGCTTCTGGCGTTATTGAAATTGAGGTGACAATCAATACTGGCGTCACGATTTCTGCTGGGACAATAGTTTCCTATGATGTTTTTGATACTGGTGGCGTACTCACACAGTATCTTTTTGAAACAACCGAAGATTTGACGATTGCATCTGGAAACACCAGCGGAACAGTAAATGTCGTTGCTGTTGCTACCGAGGAATACCCAGATATACCAGTCCCACAGTCACTCACGCTCGTTTCAACAACACCGTATGTTTTTCAAGTTGAGTTGCAAAGCCTCAGTACGGTAGGAACGAATACAGAATCTGATGAAGAGTATTTTAATCGAGCAGTCAGGTATCTTGCCTCCTTGTCAACCGCAATTGTTACAGCAAACCAAATGACAAATTATGTTTCCGTGACATATCCAACGGTTTCACGATTTAAGGTTTACGATTTGACGGATTCTTCGGATATGGATTTCACTGCAGCAGATGCCGCCGGAGAGGTAACAGTTGCATTATGTGATAGTGCTGGCGACCCCATTGAAACTGAGCAAAAAGCAATAATCCAGTCGGATATTGAATCTAGGGTTGTTGCTGGGTTGAACATAAATCTTTATGACATGCAGACATTTGATGTTGATGTAACCGCAACAGTTGTGGTTGAAAGTAACTATTCAACGGCGACAGTTTCTCTTGCGGTATCGGAGGCTATTGAGAATTATCTTTCGATTAGCGGATGGGACTGGCAACAAGGTATTTCACAGCAACGCCTCTCCGCAATTGCGTCAAGGGTTCCTGGTGTTTCGTACATCATGTCTGCGTCTTCGTCGCTGCCAACATCGGTGCCAGATTTGGCGACTGAAAGTGCTGGCGATATAACTATTCTTGAAAAAGGAGCAATTCCAATAGGCTCATGCACAACAACGGCGGTTTGATGTGCTGTCAACAGTAAACTATATTGATGCTTCTGAGCGAAAGTTTATCGAACCGGGGTATTTCGCAACACTCTCTGGCGGGCTATGGAATTCTGACGCCACGATTTCTGCAGACCCAATAACATACCAAGATTTTTCCTTCGGCTCAATTTTTGTTGATGCAGTTGCTGAATCTGAAACAACTTACAACATTTGGTCTAACCCAGCGACAGACATCCCATCGCAATATGCAATCACGCTTGATGTAGAAAATACTGATTATATTGAGGCATTTTGCTGGGTTCGTCCAACCAAAAATTGCACCATCTCAATTAGTACGCAGTTAACAGAAGTGTACCTTGACGAAACGACGAACGATTTTATGCTTTCTTCTGATTCAGAAGATGTTTATCAGGGGGCGACTGGTAACCATACGATTGCCGTCGGTATTGCTGACGAACCAATATGGCATTTGGTAAAAGCAAAACTGATTCAAATCCCGTCTGACGATGCACAATATTCAATTGGTTTAAAGATTAGCGCAGTATTTGATGACGAAACATCTCCTGGCGAATTGAACATTTCGCGCCCGACAATTATCAGAACACACGCAATTTTTTTCAACGAAGCATTACAGGAAACGTATATCTTTATCCCCGATGTTTTCTTGGATCGAGATACTGCAGATTTCACATCCAATGAGGTGACATACCCATTGATGCGTTTGATTGATGTTGCTACAGATACGGCGCACCATGTTGCCCAAAAAATTGACGAAATTCAATATCTGGATATTGAATCAGGATTTGACAGCACTGATTCGGAAACATATAGCACACTTATCAACCCGTCGTATTCCGATGTGCCGACACTTGAATGGCTTTCGCAGTTTAGGGGACGAAATCTTGTTGTGACATATGAACCGTCAACTGAAGGTGAGGAGTGGCAACAATTTGTTCTTGACAGTTCAACACTTGACGGAACAGATGTTATTGCGACCGCGACACCGTCAACATCTGGTATTTCTGGAGGTGTTGAAGAGTATTTCAGATGGCAGGTACAAACAGGGAATTACGGTCACAATGCAGGGACAATCAGCGCAATGATTTCTGCTGTTCAACTTTTTTTGACTGGAGAAAAAACCATCAACTACTCCACTACCCCGACAAACATATACATTGAAACAAGTATCACTGAAACATACGGGTCGGATGACTTAAGTATTGGCGATGCTAATCCTTACATTCTTGAAATAATTGAGCCTGCACGACCTCTTGGTATGACAGTTACACATGTATTAACTGCTTAGATATTTACTTTCATATTTGATTGGCATAAAAAGGTAAACTTGTAGTATCCCTAAAGACGGGAGAAATATGGACGATCAAGAAAACATTGACGATCCAGCAATCGTTGAAGTTGACCCCGAAATGGATGAATTGCGCAAGGTATTGCGTAATACCATGTCGGAAAAACTCATAACGAATTTCGTCATTATTGCCGAAGTTACCGATGAGGATGGTCAATCGCTGTCCCTGTCCGTATCTGACAGCATTACGCCATGGCTGGCGTATGGGATGATTAACAGCGCTCTGGCGATGCTAGGGTCTGGAGAATACCAATTCCCTTCAACGGAAGAATGAGGCTAATAATGGATAAAAACATCAAAATGAACCTTGGTGACCAGGCGGTTAAGGGTGCAGTTCTCGGCGCTCTTGCGTACTTTGGCGACGCTTTCGGTTTGGATGCCACGCAGGTTGCGGTCGCCATGCCGGTTGCACTGACAATCCTCGCTTGGGTTTCTACGAAGATTGGTGACAAGGGCACGACAGTCTTGTTCCGTGTTGTCAAGCAAGCGGCAGCAGCACAGGCAAAGAAAAGCAAGTAGTTTCAAGCCACGCGCATTTGCTACCTTATACTTGTAGACGACACAAAATGTCGTCTCCGAGTGTGGGGTAGTAAATGCTTGCTGGAAGGTACAACATAGTCTGTGACCAAGGGTCAACCTTTCAAAGGGTCATAGAGATTAAAGGTTTAGACAATTCTATTCTCAACCTTTCTGGATACACAGCCAGAATGCAGGTTCGTCGAGAAATTGACTCAACAACTACGCTGATTGAACTGACCACAGAAAACGGTCGAATCACCATTTACCCATCCCTTGGAACGATTGAACTCAATCTCACCTCAACCGAAACTGCGGAACTGGCACGGGGCGGCTATTACGACTTGGAGATAATTGACACCTCCAGTGGGGATGTCCAGAAAGTACTTCGTGGAGAGTTCAGGCTTGAAAAAGAGGTCACCCGATGACCACTCCAACACCCATCACTATTGGCGTGACTCTCCCTGATGGAAATTTTAATGCTGTAGTTGAAGATCAGAGAAACATTGTAACCATAAACGAAGAAACCCCCAATACGGTTATTGTTACCGTGCCAGGGATAAACGCCTCAATTTATAGTGCTTCTATTGTTTACGGTAGCGGTGCGCCTTGGACTATTGAGGTTGAAATCTAATGCCCACATACATTCCGTCCGATTACGGCAATATCGGAGATATTTACATTGATGTTGAGACCGGAGATTTCTACGGTCCGAAGACTGAGAGTGGTTGGCCAGATACACCATTTTTTACGGCTTTAACATCTGTAACTGTTGATGCGGCGGTTCTAAATGACCGACATGTACATAGCCAACCAGTGGCGAGTGCTACTTGGGTGATTACCCATGCACTCGGAGGACGGCCATCAGTAACGGTCGTTGACTCTGGTTTGACGAAAGTATACGGGGAAATAGTGTATGATAGTGACACACAAGTAAGAGTTATTTTTTCGGCTCCTTTCAGCGGTTTCGCGTATTTAACGTGAGGTAAATAATGGCGCAAAAGTTCCTAACAAACCTTGATCTTAACCAGAACCAACTGGTTAATGCAACATTTGAGGTTCTTGCAACCGACCCCAGCAGTGGGAACTTTGAGGGTCGCCTTATTTACAACTCCACCGAAGACACAATCAAGGTTTATTCGGGTTCAGCATGGCGGAAAATGCTCCATGACGTCGTTGCTGGTGGCTCTTATACTGATGCGCTCACGATTTCTGAATCCAATGGGCAGATAACACTCACCCTAAACCTTGCTGACACCGACAGCGCTGGTCTTCTTTCAAGCACATTCTGGAATGACCTCAATGATGCGACCTCTGCTGCTACGGCAAGCAAACTCGTCAAGCGCGACGCCAATGGAAATATCAGCGTTGCCGACCCGACATCTGATTCGCATGCCGCAACCAAGGGCTATGTTGATGCCGCTCGTTCTGGTCTGGATGTTAAGCAGTCTGTTCGTGTTGCGACAACGAGCGCAATCAATATTGCGACAGATTTGGAAGACGGCGACACCATTGACGGTGTCACCCTTGCGACTGGTGATCGAGTCCTTGTCAAGAACCAGAGCACTGCCTCAGAAAACGGCATCTATGTTGTCGTCGCTTCTGGTGCGGCAAGCCGCTCAACGGATGCAGACAGCAATGCTGAAGTCACGGCAGGAATGTTCACCTTCGTTTCTGAAGGTTCAACCAATGCTGATTCGGGATGGGTTCTTACTACCAATGACACAATCACGCTTGGGAGCACCTCTCTTGACTTTGCACAGTTCTCTGGTGCTGGTCAAGTAACAGCAGGTGACGGTCTAACTAAGACCGGCAACACCCTTGATGTTGTTGGAACAACCGACAGAATCACAGTAAATGCTGACAGTGTTGATATTGCATCTACTTATGTTGGTCAATCAAGCATCACCACGCTCGGCACAATTTCCACGGGAACATGGGAAGCCACGGATGTTGGTGTCGCACATGGTGGTACTGGCGCCTCCACTGAATCTGGTGCCAGAACAAATTTGGCTTCTGCGTCGTCGGAAGCATCAGGTCGAACAACGAGCACACCGACACTTTCTCGTGTTTCCAAGCAGGGTTGTGCTGCGAGCGTGGGCGGTGTTTCAACAACGACCGTAACCCACAACTTCAACACTGTTGATGTCGTTGTTCAAGTTTACGAAGTTGCAACTGGCGCCACGGTAATCGGTGATGTAACACGAGCAAACTCAAATACGGTGTCAGTTGTTCTTAACGGAACTATTAGCGCGAACGACTACACCATCGTCGTCACGGGCTAATATCAACATTGGCTTCGAGGAGCCAATGACAATATAACCGAAAGCGATTGAGGTCGTGGCGCAAAAATTTACTGTACCTATCACTATCAAGCAGTTGGCGTCTGCTGGCTCAGATGCGCTCACGGTTTTTGTAAACGGTGAAGTTTACGGTCGCGTAAAAATTGAGGCTGGCGGTCGCTTATCGTGGAGCGACGGCACTGGTGTCTATGACACAAATCTTTATCGTGATGGCGCAAATACGCTCGCCACTGACGACATCTTCAAGGCGCTCACGGCACTGGTTTCTCCGACAACCAATGGTGCTCCGTCGGTAAGCGTCCCAGATGGAGCGATTGCGGTTGATAACACAAACAACCGCCTATATTTCAGGTCAAACTCAACATGGCGTGTTGTTGAGGGTGGGGCAACGGTTTCCGCAACTGCTCCAAGCAACCCACTCGAAGGCGCTCTGTGGTTTGACACTAGCGATGACACGCTTTATATCCGTCAGGGAAGCGCATGGGTTGTCGCTGGAGGTGGCGGTGCTTCGGTAGAGGTTGGAGCAACTGCCCCTTCTTCCCCCAGTGAGGGGGATATGTGGTGGGATTCCAACCTTCTTGAACTTTTCATTTACTACTCGTCAGCCTGGGTTCAGGTAACACCAAGTAGTGAATATTTTGACCTAGCAGACCTTGGCGACGTTTCCAGCACACCGCCAACAAATGGTCAAGTCCTCGTATTCAATAATTCAACTGGTGAGTATGAGCCGACAACTTTATCCACTAGCAGTTCACTTGATGGGCTAACCGACACAACATTAACCAGCCCAACATCTGGGGAATTCCTTAAGTACAACGGAAGCGCATGGGTTAATGATGCAATTGACCTTGGAACAGACACAACAGGTAATTATGTTTCCGATGTAAGCGGAGGAACAGGTGTCACGGTTACCCACACACCAGGAGAAGGATCAACGCCATCGGTGGCGATTGGTCAGGATGTTGGGACAACAGCGGACGTAACTTTCAATACGGTCACCGCAGACCTCACGGGGAATGCTGATACGGCAACTGCTCTACAGACTTCCAGGACGATTGAACTTACTGGTGATGTAACCGGTTCTGCATCGTTTGACGGAACAGCAAATGCGACATTGAGTGTCACGATTTCGTCCGACTCTGTCGCCCTCGGCACAGACACGACAGGTGACTATGTTCAGAACCTCGTCGCGGGTACTGGCGTCACGCTTGGTGCAAACTCGGGTGAAGGCGCAACACCAAGCATCGCCATCGGTCAAGATGTCGGAACAACAGCCGACGTCACGTTCAACACCGTAACTGCCGACCTTACGGGTGACGTGACTGGAAATGCCGACACAGCAACCGCTCTTGAAACGGCACGGATAATTGAACTTAGTGGAGATGTTTCTGGCTCGGCATCATTTGATGGAACATCAAACATCAATATCTCAACGATTGCAAATACTGCAAGCGTTGCAATTGGTGAACTTAATGGTGTTGTAATTGATACGCCACTGCCCTATCAGGGTTTGATGTATGACGGAACAAATTGGGTCAACAGCAATATCCCGAATACTTATCTTGTAAGAAACAATACTGGTTCAACTTTGCTGAAGGGAACCCTGGTTTCCGCTTCTGGTGCAGAACCTAGTGGAAGAATTGATGTTCAACCCCACGAAACAACAGGTCTTCAGGACTCAGAACTTCGTGTAATGGGCATTGTCACAGCAAACATCAGCAATGGTGTTAATGGCGAAGTGATGAGTTTTGGAACACTTACCAATGTTGATACAAGAGGCAATGTTGAAAGCGCACTTGCAGTGGGAGATGAGACCTGGGCTGCTGGTGACATTCTCTATGCCCACCCAACCGTTGCTGGCAAGTTAACCAAAGTAAGACCAACCCATGACTTGGCTGTTGCATTCATAACCATACGACACGCATCGTCTGGACAAATTGCAATAAGAATTATCCCAGGAAACAATCACCTTGAATGGATGCACGATGTTTCATTGACATCAGCATCAGTAGGAGACTTCCTCAAGTACGACGGAACCTCCTGGGTGAATGACCCAATCAATCTTGGCACCGACACCATTGGTAACTATGTGTCAGGTATTTCTGCTGGCACGGGAATAACCGTTACCCACACTCCTGGTGAAGGTTCTACAGCAACAATTGCAGTAACCGCAAATACTTATCAGCCATCATTAGTTGTTTCTGACACGCTTCCATCAAGCCCAGTATCTGGTCAGTTCTGGTATGAATCTAATACTGGCAGAACTTTTGTGTACTACGACTCCTACTGGGTTGAAATCGGTGGACAGGGTGGACCACAGGGCCCTGCTGGGTCGGGTGGCGGCGGAGATTCAATATCGGCATTTCTTTTGATGGGAGCGTAAATCATGCCAACGACATACAAAGTACTAGGACAGTCGAATCCAGTAGCGGCATCAGATACAACTCTGTACACGGTTCCGGCTGCCACTTCTACGGTCATCTCAACGATAAATGTTGCGAATCTTGGGACCTCTGGAACGTTCCGTATTGCGGTACGTGTTGCTGGTGCTTCCATTGCGAATGAGCACTATCTCGCATATGACGTACCCCTGAATGCAAACGACTCGATTGCTTATACCTTGGGAATAACACTTGCCGCGACCGATGTGGTCACGGTTAGAGCGTCCAACACCTCATTTGCGTTTAACGCTTTTGGAAGCGAGATTTCGTGATAACAAGGTCTTCTGCCCTTCCGCTAATTGCGGGTAGTGGTAAGTCCTATAACGCCGTGCCCGATAACTATGATGCTACTCCAGAAACTTGGGTGCGTCCATCCGACTGGCTGAGTATAACTACGCCAAGCGCAAATGAAAATAAGTTCGTAGGGTTAGTTGCCGTTTATGAAAACTCCACGAACTACATAGCACTTAACTTTTCTGCCACTGGCGGCTATACGGTCGACTGGGGCGACGGCTCAGCGCCAGTTAATGTCGCAAGTGGGACAAAGGCTCAATACAACTATTCCTATTCATCACTGAATTCTGGTACATACTCCGCTCAGGGTTATCGTCAGGCAATAGTTACCGTGACGCCAACTACACCTGGTCAGGCGTTCACTTCGGTTAATCTCGCACTACGACATGGCGACATTGGCGCATCAGTAAGCGGAAACAACAATTGGCTGGATATTGCAGTATCGGCACCGAGCGCCACGCAAGTAATCTTTGCCACAACCCCTGGGACTTCGGGTGCGTCGTGCTCGATGCCGCTACTTGAGCACATCAATGTGGTTTCCCATGCAAGAACATCTTATATTTCGTTTTTTGCAAACTTGGAAACGCTCAAGTCTGTAGAACTTGCTGATTATGGAAACTGCACATCACTTGAATTAGCGTTTTACTACTGCCGTCATCTACTATCAGTGCCCCAAATAAACACACAGTCATGCACTTCTTTTGACAGAACATTTCTTAATTGTTACTCACTTCGCAGTATACCTTTTATGAATACATCAGCGGCTACAACAATGTATCAAACTTTTTACGGTTGTCAGTCGTTGTCATCCGTCCCCTTGTTCGATACCGCATCCGTTACAAGCATGTATGGCATGTTTTCTTACTGCAAGTCACTGGAATCTGTTCCTTTGTTTGATACGGCTTCGGTGACGAGCATGGGCACCATGTTCAGTGACTGTTATTCGCTTAAAACTGTCCCACTGTTTAATACTGCTTCGGTGACGAGCATGAGCAACATGTTTAATTCATGTCACGCCATAAAGAGTGTCCCACTGTTTAATACTGCTTCGGTGACGAGCATGTCTTACATGTTCAGTGACTGTTATTCGCTTAAAACTGTCCCACTGTTTAATACCGCTTCAGTGACGAACATGACTTACATGTTTGATGGATGTCAGACACTTACCGATATCCCACTGTTCAATACTGCGTCGGTTACGAACATGGCGTCTATGTTTGCTAGTTGTCATAGTTTGATTAATGTGCCACTGTTTGATACTGCTTCGGTGACGACGATGTCTGGCATGTTTTACAACACCTGGTCGCTGCGTACCATCCCGCAATTCAACACATCAAATGTGACAATCATGTCAACCATGTTTCAGGGTTCCAATGTAGTGGTTATTCCAGAATTGCAAACGGAAAATGTCACAACATTCAGCAATATGCTCGCTTCGGCGTCCAATGTGCAGAGAATTAATGGGTTGAATTTATCCAAGACAGCAAACTCATCCGGAGGCAATCTTGGCTCAAGTGCACTCAACAACCTTGCGAGTGCCGTTCTCACTGGAATGCGCTTTAGCCAGTCAAATATTTTTGTAAACGGAAACATGGGGGCATCAGAACTTGACGGAATATATACTGCGCTCGCAGTTTTGAATCCAAATGTCACTAATGCCTCTGGCAACGGCACTACTGTTACTTACACGGTCAGCGATATCTCCGCATTCGTAGCGGCTCGAACCGTAACAATGACTGGGATATCCCCATCTGCGTACAACCTCACTAACGTAACGGTCGCTTCCGTCGATACTGCCAACAGCACATTTACCGTGACGAATGCCGCAACAGGAACTTATGTATCTGGTGGTGTTGCCGCAATACAAGACAATAGGACAGTCGTTGTCAGCGGAAACCCTGGGACAGCAAGCGACAACCCAAGCATTGCAACGAATAAGGGATGGACGGTAACGGGATGAGCGCTGGATTCTACAAATATGAAGACCAAAACCTTTATTTTGGTGCGAACTATGTTCTCAATGCCGACTACGAGTTGCGTAAAGAAACAAAAGATGACCACACCTACCCTGTGGACGGCTGGTACTGGTTTGACTCGCAAGAAAAAGCACACGAGTTCTTTGGAATAGATGAGGAAAACAATGGCAATTGATTTTCCAAACTCGCCATCTTTGAACGATACACATACAGTCGATTCAAAAACCTGGCTGTATGACGGTGAAAAGTGGGTTCTTTCTGCGGAAATTACTCTCGGCACTGATACAACAGGCGACTACGTTGAGTTGCTCGTTGCTGGAACCGGAGTTACCCTCTCTAACAATTCTGGGGAAGGCGCCACCCCGACAGTCGCAATCGGCCAAGATGTTGGAACGTCAGCCTCTGTAACTTTTGCTGAGTTGACCACAACTGCAGACGTAACCGTGGGGGGGAATCTTACGGTCAACGGAACAACGACAACCCTTAATACGGAAACGCTTTCCATTGAGGACAATATCATTGTTCTAAATAGCAATGTTTCGGCTTCACCATCAACCAATGCTGGAATAGAAGTTGAACGTGGGACATCTGACAATGTTGCTATTAGGTGGAACGAAACAACCGACAAATGGGAACTAACAAATGACGGTTCATCCTACGGTGTAATCGCTGAACTTGGCACTATTGCTCTTGGCACAGACACCACGGGCAACTACATGGTGGACCTTGCTGAGGGAACTGGTGTCACCATCACCCACACGCCAGGTGAAGCATCAACTGGAACAATCGCAATTGGTCAAGACGTTGGAACAACGGCAGATGTAACTTTCAATACCGTCACGGCAGATGTGACTGGTAACCTGACAGGCAATGTCACGGGCAACGCCGACACTGCCACCACACTGCAAACTTCCCGAACTATTTCGTTGGGTGGAGACCTTTCGGGTTCTGCTTCCTTCAATGGCTCGGCTGATGTAACTATCACCGCAACTATTGGTGCAGACTCTGTTGCTCTTGGTACTGATACGACAGGTAATTACGTTCAGAATCTTGTTGCTGGCACGGGCATAACACTCACCAATAACACTGGTGAAGGTGCGACACCGACAGTTGCGGTTACTGCCAACACCTACGAAGCATTTGGCGCTGTCGCCACCCACGAATCCGACACAACGAACATTCACGGAATAACAGACACCGCCGCACTCGTCACCTTGGCTGGAACGCAGACACTCACGAATAAGACGCTCACTAGCCCTGTCATCACTGGCGTGTCTCCGCAAATCACCCTTGCTGGAGATTTGACTGGCTCAGTAACCCTGACCGACCTTGGAAACGGAACACTTACGGCAACTATTGCTGCCAATTCTGTCGCTCTCGGAACCGATACAACTGGAAACTATGTCAACGATGTAACCGCAGGTACGGGTGTCACCGTTACACATACACCCGGTGAAGGCTCCAGCCCGACTATTGCGATTGGGCAGGCAGTTGGAACGACAAGCAACGTTACCTTCAACACTGTTACAGCCGACCTGACTGGTGATGTAACTGGCAACGCAAGCACCGCAACGACACTCGCTACAGCACGGACGATTTCACTCGGTGGCGACCTAAATGGTTCGGCATCCTTCGACGGCTCAACCGATGTAACAATAACAGCGACAATCGGTGCCAACTCCGTAGCCCTCGGAACAGATACGACAGGAAATTACGTCAACGATGTCACTGCTGGCACTGGTGTCACCGTTACACACACACCAGGGGAGGGCTCTAGTCCAACCGTCGCAATCGGTCAGGCAGTAGCCACATCCGACAGCCCGACATTCGCAGGCGCAACTCTTGATGCCGTCCAAATCGGAATCACCGCCGCTGGTGAAATCGACACATCGTCTGGCAACCTCACGATTGACTCTGCTGGCGGAACTGTCACGGTTGACGACAACCTGATTGTTTCTGGCGACCTCACCGTCTCTGGAACGACAACGACGGTAAATACCGAGACAATCAATCTGGCCGACAACATCATCACGCTCAACAGCAACGAGACTGGAACCCCGAGCCAAAATGCAGGCCTTGAAGTTGAGCGTGGTACTTCAACGAATGTGCAACTGCGCTGGAACGAAACCAGCGACAAGTGGGAACTTACCGCCGACGGCTCAACGTATTACGACATCGCTACCGAGTCGTATGTAAATGCACAGACAATCACATCGTTGGATGACATTGGCGATGTAACAATCACCTCTGCTACTTCGGGAGATTTCCTGAAATGGAACGGTACCGCATGGGTAAATGACCCAGTGAACTTGGGTACCGACACAACTGGAGATTATGTCGGTTCTCTCGTTGCCGGAACCGGTGTCACCCTCACGAATAACTCAGGTGAAGGTGCAACACCGACCGTGGCAATCGGTCAAGCCGTTGGCACAACTGACAATGTCACATTCAACACCGTTACGGCAGACCTAACTGGCAATGCTGATACGGCGACAGCACTAGCAACCTCACGAACAATCTCTCTCGGTGGAGACTTGTCTGGTTCTGCATCTTTTGACGGTTCTGCAGATGTAACCATCACCGCCACGATTGGAGCAAATTCTGTTGCTCTCGGAACGGATACCACCGGAAACTACATGGGGGATGTCTCTGCTGGAACGGGTATCTCTGTAACGCACACACCAGGCGAGGGTTCCACGGCAACGGTTGCACTCAATGCAACATTGGACAACCTCAGCAATGTGAACGCACCATCACCTTCGGATGGTCAGTTCCTCAAGTATGTCTCTGCCTCTTCTGAATGGCAACCAGCGGCAATCCCCACCATCAACAACCTTGACGACGTTGGCGATGTAACCATCACGTCCGCAACATCGGGTGATTTCTTGAAGTGGAACGGTTCAGCATGGGTTAACGACCCAGTGAACCTTGGAACCGACACCACGGGCGATTATGTGCAATCACTGGTCGCTGGAACAGGCATCTCTCTTGCCAACAACTCTGGCGAAGGTGCGACCCCAACGGTAACACTGAACGCAGCGATTGATGACCTTTCCGATGTGTCTGCGGCAGCCCCAACGAGCGGCGATGTTCTTTCTTGGAACGGTTCTTCGTGGGTATCGTCTGCTCCGTCAAGCGGTGCATCACTCACGGTTTCTGCAACAGCGCCATCGTCCCCATCTGAAGGTGACATGTGGTTTGAGTCCGATACTGGTCGGACATACGTGTACTACGACAGCGCATGGGTAGAAATTGGAGCCATTTCCGCAGGTTCTCGTGTCTCAATTTCTGCAAACGCACCGTCCAACCCGACGGCTGGAGACACATGGTTTGACTCAGATACTGCTCAAACCTTCATCTACTACGACAGCCAGTGGATTGAAATTGGTGCCTCGGCAATGGCTGCCACAGTTGCTGGAACAGCCCCAAGCAATGCGATTGCTGGTCAAATATGGTTTGACTCTGACACTGGCGGCACATACGTTTATTTCAACTCCACATGGGTAGAGGTTGGTGCATCTGCCCTTGACACACTCCTCAACACGATTGAGGCAAAGGGCGACATCCTTGTCGGAACCGCAGACAATGCGGTAGACAACCTGACGGTTGGCTCAAACGGTCAGATTCTTGTGGCAGACTCAGCGGAGGCAACTGGTCTAAAATGGGAAACGCCAAACTACGCATCAACAGGTAAAGCCATCGCAATGTCGATTGTGTTTGGTTCCTAGGAGGATAATTTATGACAGCACCAAACATTGTCGGAGTCACGACCATCACTGGTAAGACTGCGGTCCTTGTGGTCACCACGAGTGCGACGGCTATCGTGGAGAATACTGCCGCAAGCGGCAAGGTATTCAAGGTGAACGCTTTGTATGTTTCCAACGTTGACGGAGCAAATGCCGCTGACGTGAACGTTGATATTTACCGTTCTTCTACGGCATATCACATTGCCAAGACGGTTTCGGTTCCAGCAGATTCAACGTTGGATGTAATTTCCAAGTCTATTTATCTTGAAGAGGGTGATTCCCTGCGTCTCACTGCATCGGCAAACTCAGACCTTGAGGCAGTCTGCTCGTACGAGGAGATTAGTTAATCATGGGTCGTAGGGGCGGTCGTATTGGACCATATCAATCAGTTGGTATTTCGTCAGCATCTGGTATTTGGGATTTGGCTACTGTTCAACAGGAAAGAGGTCGAAACAACTGGGCTGGGTCAACAATTGCAATTGAGTACTTAGTCATTGCTGGAGGGGGTGGTGGTGGAAGTAGACACTCTGGCGGCGCTGGTGCTGGTGGGTATCGTTCATCCGTAGTTGGTGAATCATCTGGTGGTGGGGCAAGTGCAGAAGCAGTATTTAATGGACTTCCTGGTTCAACGTATTCAATAACCGTAGGTGGCGGAGGTGCCGCAAATACAAATGGCGGTGCGGTCGGTCCTGGCAGTGCTGGTGCGAGTAGCAGTTTTTCAACAATTTCATCAGTTGGCGGCGGAACTTCTGGTATCGGTTGGCAGACTGGTGGTTCTGGTGGTTCTGGTGGTGGCAGTTCTGGTGCTGGAACAGCAAATCAAGGATATGCGGGAGGGTCTGGTTCTGGCGGCTACTATGCCGCTGGTGGCGGTGGTGCTGGTGCTGTCGGAGGGAATACTCAGGGCGGACCGCAATACGCAGGAAACGGCGGCGCTGGTTTAAATTCTTCAATAACTGGTTCTTCCGTTGGCAGAGCAGGCGGTGGCGGTGGCGGTTCATACGTTGGAGAAGGTGCTGGCGGAAATGGAGGCTCGGCAACGCACGGTGGCGGGGGTGGCGCTGGAGCAAATCGTTTTCCTGCATCGGCTGGCACGGCAAACACTGGTGGCGGTGGTGGCGGCGGTGGTGGAAGCGGCGGAAGCGCTGGTGGAAACGGTGGTTCTGGTGTGGTGATTTTGCGTTGGTCAACGTCCTACAGCGCTGCAACATCAACAACAGGTGCATCAGTCACATACAACAACGGCGCTGGCGGTTACCACGTATACACATTTAATGCTTCGGGCTCTATCACGCTTTAGCACTATGTTCTATAATGTAAGCACAGAAATCACAGGAGAGTAAAGAAATGGCTCATTTTGCCCAAATCAATGCCGACAACGTGGTGACACAGGTAATCGTCGTCTCAAACGATGATTGCGCTGGTGGGGACTACCCGACGAGCGATGCACCTGGTGCGGCATTCTGCAACAATCTGCTCGGTGGCACATGGAAGCAAACCTCATACAACGGAAACTTCCGCAAGCGTTACGCAGGAATCGGTTACACATTCAATGCCGACCTTGATGCGTTCATTGCCCCACAGCCCTATCCCTCTTGGACGCTGAACGAAGAAACTGCCGACTGGGAAGCGCCCGTGGCACGACCAGCAGAAGGCATGTGGGCATGGAATGAAGCGAATCAGGAGTGGGATGAAGTCGCATCGCCAGGGGCGTAACCCGTGGCGCTCTCGTTCCCTGCTAATCCTTCGGTAAACGACACATACACGGAGGGAAGCCGTACCTGGAAATGGAACGGCACTAAGTGGGAACTTGTCATCAGCACGCTTGTTGCTGGTTCGGTATCTACTGCTGAGATAAACAACGGCGCTGTCACTACGGCAAAACTTGCAAGTGGTGCTGTTACATCAGCAAAAGTTGGCTCAGATGTAAACGTGGTTACAGTTTGCACCAGTTCGACAAGACCTGGCTCACCATTTACTGGTCAAGCAATTTTTGAGACCGATACGAACAAGATGAAGGTATGGCTTGGGAGTCAGTGGTCACTAGGCACACAGCATTTCACTCCTGTAAATATTGAGTACCTAGTCATTGCTGGTGGTGGCGGCGGCGGGGCATGGGCTTCTGGAGTAATAAATGGCGGTGGTGGTGGTGCTGGTGGATACAGAAACTCGGTAAGCGGTGAAACAACTGGTGGTGGCGGTCCTGCCGAAAACACATTGAACATCGCCGCAGGAACATATGCGATAACTGTCGGAGGTGGCGGTGCTGCAGGGCGAGGCAAGGGTGTAGATAGTTCTATTTCTGGACCTGGAATTACAACAGTCACCGCAGAAGGGGGCGGTGGGGGCGGTGATGCATATGTGGCTTATGCTGGCGCATCTGGTGGTTCTGGTGGCGGTGGCGGTGGAACTTCTGCTGGCGGTCAGGCTGGCGGGGCAGCAAGCACTTCTCCAACGCAGGGATATGCAGGGAATGCCAGTATTGCAAATTATTGGGCTGGCGGTGGAGGCGGTGCTGGTGGTTTGGGTGGAGTGGCTACACAAGCCGCTGGTGGAAACGGCTTGAGCAGTTCTATTACTGGTACGGCTGTAATGCGGGGCGGCGGTGGTGGTGGTGGTTCCAATACTACAAGAGGTGCAGGCGGTTCAAGCAATACTGCTGGAGGTGGTCGAGGCTCATTAAATGGCGATGCACTTTCTCTTGCTGGAACTGCAAACACTGGCGGTGGTGGTGGCGGCGGCTCTGGCGATGGTGGAAAGGGTGGTGGTTCTGGAATCGTTATTATTCGCTACTTGACCGCTGATGCGAGCGCCTACACAATCACAGGCGGAACAAAGGTTGTTGGTCCAGCAGGAGCAACTTCTTACACAGTTCACACATTCACGTCTAGTGGAAGTTTGGTGGTGGCATAATGGCTATCGATTTCCCCAACTCCCCCACAAACGGCGACCTGTTCTCTGCTGGTGGCAAAAACTGGCAGTACAACGGCACCGCTTGGGTACTACAAGGCATCGTCCCCTATGTACGGCTCCTAGATGACGTAGGTGACGTAACAATCACCTCAGCAACGTCGGGGGACTTCCTTAAATGGAACGGATCGGCGTGGGTTAATGACACCATTCCGACTATCAACAACTTGAACGACGTAGGTGACGTAACGATTACCTCTGCCGCATCTGGAGAGTTTCTCAAATGGAACGGAAGTGCTTGGGTCAATGCCGTCGCCTCCACCGATGTAATGACAGACACCAAGAATGCGGCAATAATCACTATGGATATAGGAGCGTAAGTTATGGCAGTTGGCGACAGAACAGAGGCGCGGCTCGGCGGCCCAACACAGTTGGATACGTCGACCACGACGATTTGCACGGCTGCGTCCGGTTACGCCGAAATCATCAAGCAAATCATCATCACGAACACTGACACGGTGGACCGCACGTTCAGTCTTGCCATTGGGTCGGCTGCGACGGCGGCAAACAGAATCATTTCTCAGTTGCCCATTGGCGCCAACGACATCATGGTTATGGACACTGCTTTGGTGTTGTATGAAACTGAAACCCTTGAGGGTCTTGCTGATGCTGCGAGCGTCGTGAATGTCACGGCGATTGGCTGGGAAAAGCAGGTTTCGTAAACCATGGGCGTTTCCACACCGTATGGCGTTCAAGGTCTGAAGAACTATGTAAGAGTCACCAAGCCTACGAGCATTGAATATCTGCTTGTTGGCGGTGGTGGAGCAAGTAGTGCTTCGAATGGTGGTGGCGGAGGTGGTGGCGGTGTTCTGTCTGGAACTACATCTGTTACTGGCGGTTCTGCATACACAATAACTATTGGTGGTGGCGGGTCTGGTGCTGGTTCAACTGGAGCAAATAATGTCAAAGGCAATGACGGGTCAGACACGATTGCTTTTTCTTTGACTGCTGGTGGCGGTGGTGCAGGCAACAGCCTAAACAACAGCGCTGGTGGTTCAAATGGACGAGCAAGCAATGGTTCTGGTGGCGGTGGGTCGTTGACAAACAACGGTACAACTGCTGCTCATAATGCTGGTTCTGGAAATGGAACAGGGAAAAACGGAGGCGCTGGATTTGGCGACGCTGGTTCGGGTGGCGGAGGTGGTGCTGGTGTTGCTGGAACTGCTGGCACATCAACAACTGGCGGTGCTGGTGGAAATGGTGTTCAAAATTCAATAAACGGAACAAACTTGTACTGGGCTGGTGGTGGCGGTGGGACAAGTAATGGAACTGCAGGGAATGGCGGTCTTGGTGGTGGAGGTGGCGGAGCAACCAATATTGGAACACCTGGTCAAGGCGGTGGGTCGGCACTTAACTCTGGCGGCAATGGTGGTACTGGTACTGGGAATGACGGCGGAAACGGCGGAGACAATACTGGTGGAGGTGGTGGTGGGTCTGGTTGTCAGATGAATGGCACAGCATCGGCAATCGGTGCAAACGGTGGTTCTGGTGTAGTAATTATCAAATATCCAGATATTTACGATGCTGCAGCCTCTACGACTGGTTCTGCATCGCTGAGCACGGTAAACGGATACAAAATATATACATTCACAACTAGCGGAAGCATCACCTTCTAATGAGTATCTCAGGCGCACGTAAACCACGACTCGCCACAGAGTACGGTATTGCATCCGGTGGTACAGAATCAGATATCACCGTTTCTGGTGTCTCGTACAAACTTCATACATTTACGGCAACAGGTACGCTTTCGGTTACTCAACCCGGTTGGTTTGATGTGCTCGTTTTTGCTGGTGGCGGTGGCGGTGGTGGAACATCAAGCACCCTTTCCGCTGGCGGAGGTGGTGCTGGTGGTTTATTGTCAAGCACGGTATATCTATCTGGAAATACAACTATTTCTATTGGTGGCGGAGGTTCTGGCGGACAGGGTGGTGCAACATATAACAGTGAGGGGTCATCAAGTGTTATTGGCTCTTACCTATCTGTAGCAGGTGGTGGCAGGGGTGCAGACTCAAACAATGTTTGGGGTGCAAACTTTGCAAGCAGCGGCGGCTCTGGTGGTGGCGGTCTTGGCAGGCAAGATGGTGGAAGTTTTGGCACCCATGCTGGAGCGTCAATGGCAAACAATGTCAGTGGGCAGAGTGGTGGAACTGGTTCAACTGGTAGCGGCGGCGCTTCTGGTGGTGGAGGCGGGGGTGGTTTTGGGGCTGTTGGGTCAAACGGAACAACGGCTGTTGGCGGTGCTGGGGGCTCTGGATATGATGTCTCAACATTTATTGGTGGCTCAACCCTCTATAGGGCAGCAGGTGGAGGAGGGGGAGGGACAACAACTGGCGGTGCTGGTGGTTCTTCTATCGGCGGTGCTGGTGGTTCAAATACTGTTGGGGCAAGTGCATCCTCAAATACTGCTTCTGGCGGAGGCGGTGCAGGTGGTGGAGCAACAAGAGCAGGTGGTAACGGTGGTTCAGGAATCGTCTATATCCGCAGAAGAGTGTCTGGTTCTGCTGTGGGAACATTGACGTATCAGGCAATTTTGAACAGCGTTGAATATCTAGTAATCGCTGGCGGCGGCGGTGGTGGTGGACGACATGGCGGCGGTGGTGGTGCAGGCGGATATCGTTCGTCGGTGGGTGGAGAATCTTCTGGTGGCGGTGCTTCTGCTGAAGATAAATTAGTTTTAACTGTTGGAACTACATACTCAATAAGTGTTGGTGCGGGCGGACCTGGCGGTACTGCGAACAATAACGGAACACTCCCTAGAGCAACATCTGGTAGCAACAGTTCTGCTTTTGGTATTACATCAACTGGCGGCGGTGCAGGTGGAAACGGAAATATTGCTGGTGAAGCGAATGGAATCACCGGCGGTTCTGGTGGTGGCAGTGTTCCGTCTGGAACCGGTGCCGCTGGTACTGCGAATCAGGGGTATGCGGGAGGAAATGGCGGCAGTACATATCTCGGTGGCGGTGGAGGTGGTGCATCTGCTGCTGGTTCAAATTACTCTGGTTCGACTGCAGGCAATGGTGGAAATGGAGTTGCATCAAGCATCACTGGTTCTTCTATAACTCGTGCCGGGGGTGGCGGAGGTGGCGGATGGACTGGCAACACTGCTGGAACTGGCGGTTCTGGTGGTGGTGGTGCTGGTGTTGCCAACTCTGGAACAAAAGCAACAAGTGGCACTGCCAACACTGGTAGCGGTGGCGGAGGTGGGGGCACAGACTCTGCCCCGAATGGCGGTGGTGGTGATGGTGGCGCAGGTGTCGTCATCGTCCGTTACCCGACAACAAACGCCACTGGTCTATCGGTAACTGGCGGAACGATTACAACATCGGGCAGTTACACCATTCATACATTCAATGCAAGCGGAACCTTCACGGTGGCACGGGCATGAAATCGTTTATCATTGAGGTGAGGTAATCATGCCGTTTTCTTCAGTTTTGGGCGCATCATCGGTCATCAAGCCGGGTGTCTGCACATCCTCGACACGCCCTTCTGTTCCCTATGAGGGGCAGTTGATTTACGAGACCGACACGGATTTGCTGAAGTCGTGGAACGGTTCGTCGTGGGTGACGATGGCCCCATCTTCAAGTGTCTATGGAAATGTGCTTCAGACAGTCATGTACAAAGCGCCAATCACGACCGCAACAACAACCAGCACATCTTATGTTCAGAAAACCGATTTTGACTTCAGCATAACGACAGTAGGCGCTAACTCTGTATTTCTTTTATACGGTTGGATGAAACTTCAAACCTCATACAACTTTGCCCTGCACAAACTAACTGCGACCACCAGTGCAGGGACAGTAACAGTTCTTGAATGTCCTGCCGCGTATGACCGTGGACCGTTTGCTGGAAATCCTGGTGGTGAGTTCTTCTACTGGTCACCATCATATGCCGCATCAACATCGGTGGCGTTTGACTGGTATTATCGAGCAGGATACGGTGGGACGGCAGATTCAACTGGAATTCTTACCGCACAAGGTCTTTCCGTCAATGACACCAACTCAAACAAGTGGAACCAAAATGTTATTGTCCTTCACGAGATTGCACCATCGGGTGCGATAACCTTCCTGCCATGATTGCCACACATCAACAAATTGTTCTTGCTCTTATTTCTGTTCGCCCAGGTGCCCAATGGACTCTTGAGGGGGAAATGTTTGACTCATCCAATCCGCTTCCCCTGGAATGGCATGATACTGAGCAAAATCGCCCATCCGATGCAGAAGTGTTTGATGCGATTACTGGGGGTGAATAATGCCTATTGACTTTCCTGGCTCCCCATCCACTGGTGACCACTACTCCTACGACGAGCGCACATGGCGATGGGACGGCTCTACATGGCGATTGGTGGTCAGTGGTACCATTGACTACAACATTGACGGGGGTGGAGCCACCACCGTTTATGGTGGGCAAAGCGTGATAGACGGCGGAGGCGTAGCGTAAATGGCTGTAAGAATTCAGTTCAGGCGAGGCACTGCCTCAGAGTGGACCTCTGCTAACCCGACCCTCGCACAGGGCGAGTTTGCCCTAGAGACGGACACCGGCTACTACAAGGTTGGTGACGGTTCCACAGCGTGGACGTCTCTTGCCTATGGGGGCACACAAGGTCAGCCAGGTACAAACGGAACAAATGGTCTTGATGCAGAGTACG